TTTTAATGCATCTACTGATGACATCTCTCTTTGTATATCAGGTCTAGCTTTTAAGTTTTCTGTAATAACATCTAATGAATTTAAAGGTGTAGGTATTTCTCCTTTTGCTTGTCTTAAAATATCATAACCTGGAATTACTAATGGTAATGTACTACCAGGTAAATATAGAGGGAATGTACCTTGTGGAACAGAACTAGCATCTCCTACTGTAGTTCCTAAAATAATATCTCTATCTGTAATAAGACTTTCTTCATAAGCTCTTTGAGATGCAGCAGAAGCTGCTAATCCTGTATTTACTTCATTAGCAAATTCAAGATAATCATTTTCGGTAAAGTTAATACCTAATATTTCTGATACTTGGTCAAGTATATCTTTTATTTGTCCAGGATTTGCTTTAGCTTGTTGTTCTAAAAATAAACCTTTTTGATATAGGTCAACAAAATCTTGTGTCTCTGTAAATATTTCTTCTAATTCAGCTAATGTACTTTCATACAAAGGAAGTCCTGCAGCTAAATCTTTTTCCCATTTACCACTATCTGTAGCTTTGATGAATAATCTAGACATAAACTTAGCTTCTCTTTCACCCCATTGACCATACTCTGTAGAAGGAGGTGCATCCATTCCTGCAAGAACCATTCTCTTTTGTAATTTAAATATTTCAGTTGGGTCCATATCAATAAAGTTTCTATACTCTGCACCTTTAGCAAATGGTGCATCAACCATTTCAGGATTACCTTCTTCATCAAACTGTACTGTAGAAGGTACTAATCCATCTCTATCTGTTTTGTAACCCCAGTAAGGATGACTACTTCTGTATGTTCCATACTCATCACCTATGTATTCTCCTACTTCTGCACCTTCTTGAAACTTTTCTTCTTCTTCTCTAGTTTTTTTGTAATCTTCACTGTTAAGTGTTTTGTTAATGCTTGAAACTATTTCATCTACATCGTAAGCATTTGACTTTACTTTGCTGTTAAAGGTGTAAGTAATAGAACCTGCTGCTTTACCAGGAGTAGGCCTATCTACTACAGAAGGATTATTTCTTATGTCATTATCTGCTGATTGTAATAATTCAGATAATGAATTAATGTCTGCTTCACCTGATACTTGGTTAAATAAAGTTAATGTATTATCACTAAAAAAACCTCTTGTTGTTTCGTTTTGAATTAGTTGAAAAAGATTATATTCATTAGTTTTAGTATCTATACTTCCAAGTCTTTCGCCTACTTTAGTTTCTTGTATTTTATAAACAGCTTGTTGTAAATAAGCATCAATAATTTCAGGTATAGAAAGTTGTCCTACACCCATATCTGATATCTCTATAACATCTACACCGCTATCTTCTGCAGGTGCAGTTCCTTCTTCAAGGTCTAATATACTTTGTTCTTCTTGCTCTTCAGGGTCCATTAATTATCCTTCATATTCCTTGGGTTTACTGGGCTAATCTCATAAAACAAAACTTCATTTGCTAATTTAGCAAAGTTAGTTCCATCAGATTTAGCTACTATGTCTTCCCAAATAAATCTCATTAATTCTTGTGCTTTAAGGTAATCATTACTATCACCATAAAGTCTTCTAGCTTCTCTAGTAGAACCTGATATTCTTATAGATAACTTTTCTCCTCTAGAGTTAGTATAACTATATCTACCATTGTTTATTAAAACATCGATAACATTATCTCGTTCTTGTAAATATTGTACTACAAATGGATACTCGGGGGAATTTCTTGTAAGTTCGTAATCTTTCCAGGTAGCTAACTCACCCATAACTGTTTCTACAGTTGCTCGTTGTTGTTTACCAACAAAGTTATAAATATTAACTATGCCATATTCATCTTGAATTTTTTCTTTTGCTTCTTTGTAAGCATCATCCCAGTTTCGTTCAGGTTCAGTTTCACGAATTTCTTTTTTCTTTTTCTCTAATTCAAAGATAGCTTGTGATTGCCTCATAAACTGTGCATAGTCTCTAGGGTTTAAATTTCTAGTTTCTATGTCGTAGAATGCAGGATAATATAATTCATCTTCAATTTTGTCAGGTTGTATATAAATACCAGTATTTGGTAATGCACCAGGTTCTAATAATTCTTTCCTATCTCCTTCGTTCCACCAAAAGTAAGAATGTTCTTTTATAGGTTTCTTACCCATTGTCTCACTCTTAGATTGTGTTAATGGAATTGGATTAATACCAAACTTTTCTTCAAAATCTATATCGGTTTGCATATAGTCATATCCATTTTTTAATAACAATTCATCGTATTTAGATTTTAATACTTGTGTTGCCCACCAAGTTCCTTCTTTATCTTGCACTTCTATTCTTGGTTGAATACCAGTTGGCAATGTAAACTGTGTAGTTCCTCTAAATATAAATAAACTTCTAGCTTTCTTAAATGATTTTTCCATATATTTATCTATGCTTGTTTGGTCAGTTTGGTCAACTTTACCTGCCAATACATACGCTGTATAGGTATCCATTACTGCAGTACCAAATGCTTGTTGTCTTTCAGCACTAAAAGTATTTTCTGATGTAAAGAATTTTTTCATCCAGGCAGGCCATTGGTCAAAAGGATTACCTCTACCGAAAGAACCTAAAAAGAAATCTTGCATAATTTTAGGTACAGGTAATCTTTCTACAATAATATTTGCAGGTATTGTTACTAATGGTCCAAATCCAGGAGCGAAACCATTCTGTGCAATTAAGTTAAGTCCACTAGCATATCCAGGTATAGACACTCTTACACCTTCTGCTTCCATATCTTCACCGAATGCACTTCGTTGTGCTACTGCCTTTAACGCTCTACCACCAATACCAAATGTTAATATATTCAATGCATCAACATAGTTAAACATCATTTTTCCAGTTGTTGGGTCTTCTTCTAAGAAACCATTTTCACTATCCCAGGGTTTTGCAGTCTCACCATTGTCTATAGCTATTCTTGTTTTGTTAAACTTCTGTGGATTTTCCTGTATCAATTTACCCCATGATTGGAATACCTCTGCCCATATTTCAGGGAATGGTATGTACTTGTTAAACAAATCAGAAGCAACATGTCTATTAGAAGTTGAATACAATAATGTTTTAACTTGTTCCATAGCTTTTTGTTTTAAGATATCTTCTGCTTGTTTTAAAGAAGTAACTGTATTTTCTAAAGCAGGTTGTTTAGCGGCTTCAATTAAGTCATCCCATAATTTATTTCCATCTACCCATGCTTCTGCACCTTTAAGAAATTCTGCTCTAGTAGCATCATCCATATAGGCCATTAAACCTACAGCTTCTTCATAGAATGCATATCTGAACAATGGGTCTCTGTTTAATTTGTTAGATGGTTTAGCCAATAATACATCATAAGCTGTGTCTAATATTTTACGATATTGTGCAAAATTAGCTCCTGCATAATTAGCATCATCAAAAAATCCTGCTGCAACTATATCTTCACCTGCAATCATAGTTCCACTTTCACTTATTCTTTGTGTGCCATCGAACTTAGCAGGTAATGATTGTGGTCCTAATCCTGCTCTATCTACTTCAGGAGTTAGTAACTCTATTAATTCTTTATAAAATGCTTCATTAGCTTTACCTTTAATACTTTTACCACCAAGTCTTGCTGAATTACCTTTAAGTAATTGGTTATGTTGTTTCCATTTAACCCAGTCTTTTCTGTTATAGACACCACCATTAGAAATCATTTCTAGTATTTGAGAATTATTAACTGAAGATAAATCACTTACAAATTTAGGAAATACTTTGTATCCATTTACAAACTCTACTTGTCTTGCTGCTTCTGCAGATATTTCAATACCAGTTTGTGGATTTATTATTTTATGTTCTGCTCCTACAAGTCTTGCAATTCTATATTGAACACTCTCTAAATATTCTTTTAATGCTTTATCACTTCTTAGATATACCTTGTCTTCAGCATTAAAACTTCTAGCTACTAAATCTTGTAAGAGTTCTTTACCATCTCCTCTTAAATAACTAAATGTTTCATCAAGTCCTATATCTGCAATTCTTACAGCAATAGGGTCTGTTGCTAATATTTCTATTTCAGTCCATAATGCTTCCCAGTATCTTGGATTTATTCTTCCATTAGGTAAATACTTATCTACCTGGATAAACATATTTTCTATTAAATCTTTACGACCAGTTTTAAACGCAGATGTAACTGCTTGCTCACCAAGAGAAGATAGATATTCAGGAGTGTTATTAAATAAACTGCCTCCAGGCATTCCTCTTGCTGCACCTTTTACTTCATCAACAGTTACTTTTAATGCATCAAAATTAGATTTAAACAATGCTTCAAGTACTGGTTTGTTAATAACACTATCGTAATTAATTGATGCTGCACCTTTGCCCACTTCTACTCTATGTAAAAATATTAAACCTTCATTATCTCCAGTAGCTAGTGCTTTACCAAATCCGCTATCTATTGCTAATTGTTTATTTGCTACATAAATACTTTCCTGGAAGGCATTAATACCTATCATTGCAGCATTGCTAATAGCATTTTCTCCACTTAACCCAATAGATACATCTATCATTATGTTTCCATCTTTATCTGTATAAACACCGACTGCATGCTTATCTTTACCTAATAAAGCAACTGTGTCATCATCAAAGAATAAATTGTCTATTTGTGTATCTAAGTATTCTGCAGGAGTAAGGTTTACTTTGGCTGCTTCTTTTTCTATAGTTCCAAGATTACCAATAACCATTTCTTTATCTTTATACGCAGATACGAATACATCTCCTTCAGCAGGGCCTCTATATCCTAAATCAATAAATTGTCTTTCATCTAATGATGTTGTAAACCCACCACTTTCAATTATTGCTTCACCCATTGAGTTGTAAGTATTTCCATCGTATCCCTTGATAGCACCTGTTGCAGTTGCTTTTATATTTTTCTTTTTAGTTTCAAATGCTTTTTCTGTTAATTCAGCAAATTTAACATTTCTAATATCGAAATCATTGACTGCTGCATTAACCATATACTCACTAACTTCACCTTTGTAATTAGTTTCAAGTAAATAATGTTTAGCTATTTTTTGTGCTTGGTTGTAATCAAGAGCTTGTAGTTGTTTTATATCATCTACATCTATCATATTTTTCATAAACTCAATATCATCAGGTTTCATTTGTGTTGTCATAACAAGTTCACCTAAATTATTATGTATTCTTGCAACCTCATCTGCTCTTTCTATATTGAAAAAGTCGTAATATTTATTTGATGTTAAAGATAATCTTTTAAAGAAACTTGTAAATGGATTAACTTTTCCACCATAAGCATTTCTTAATGCTTCTTCAGGAACTACACGAAGTAACAATGCTAACCTAATCATCCATAATGGTTTTAAGAAATTGTTTTGTAATGAGTTAAAGTAGTAATCTACAAATCCTTGTGGCTTCAATGACATTGCTTCTGCTGTTGCTCTTCTAGGAATTTTAAATTGTTTTACCCAATTCTTATCTTCTATAAGACCTATGTTCTTACCAAAAGCTCTTAATAAACTTTCTTCAGGCCCAAGTAGTTGTTGGTGTGCTTTAGATGCACGAATAATATCTTGTGGGTCCATAAGCAATGAAAAAGTACTAGATGCTTGTGATAACAAGTGCATTGTAGGAACTGCTTCAAAAACATATCGTTCTAATTGTGTCTCATCAAAATCTTTGATACCAACTCTTTCATAATATTCTTTTACATCTTTAATTAAACTCTTATATCTCTTTTTAATTTTTGTACCATTAAATGCAAGTGAACCTGCAGAACCACTAAAGAAACTTCTTAACTCTTCCATTTGTGCAGTAAAGTTTGCTTGTTGTCTTGTGATTTCATCAATATCAAATTTAAGATTTGGATTTTGTTTTATAAGACTTTCAGCAATCTCTAAGTTTGCTGCATTAACAACCTCATCTAACTGTGTTTGTCCTGCAGAACCTAATGCTTCACGCATAATACTTCCTCTAGTCTTAGGGTCAACAAAAGCTAACTTCATCATGTTGTCTATATTCTTGACACTTTCATCTAATTGTGTCCACATAACTACAGTTTCAGGTCTTAATTGAAATGCTCTTTGCATGTGTTTAGGTAAGGACATTCTTAATTGTGAACCTAATCCTAATAAACCTCTTGTTTGATAATTAGCTACACCTTTTAGTTCTGCACCTAAAGCTGCAAGTTTTCTAAATGGTGCTACATCAGTTGCTTTACCTGTAATAACTTTATTCATATAGTTAAAGAACTCACCATAAGCAGTAGGTTTATAAGGTAATGCATCTAATCCTACATTTCTATTACCTTTAGTTAGTTCTCTAACTCTATCTAATTCAATCTTTCTACCTTCAGGTACATATTCTTTTATAACATTAAAAATGTCATCGTAATTTTGGTCAGTTAATCTTCCACCTTTAGCTACTGTATCTAATACAGTCCACACATGCAATGGGTCATCTACTTCTGTAAGTACTTGTAATACTGATACAGGCAATCTATCAAATTCTTTTATGTCTCGTAAAAATGCAAGCCCTTCATCTCCTTGTAAATTTGCTATTGCTTTTGCAAAATCTTTACCCCATTGACTATTTCTTACATCATCAACAGTTTTTCCATAATATAAAGCTCTATTTTCTTTACCTGTTTTACCTGGTAAAAATCCTTTCCAAAAGTTTACATTTTTTAAAACAGGTGCGGTTGACCTAGCTGCTTTTTGATTTGCATTTAATAAACCTCTCATAGCTGTTTTGACACCTGCACCATACATTAAAGCTAAGTTCATAGGGTCAGCAGCTACACGAAAGACACCATCAATAACACCTGATATAACACTGTATCCTGTACTTCCTGGGTTAGTTACTGTTGCAGCAATTATTCTTCCAGGAGATATATTTATTTTTTCTCCACGCCTAGTTGTATATTTAAATCTATCTTCTGCTTGGTCAAAAGCATTTGTAATATCTCTACCATAAACTGCTTTAGCTTTGTTATAAGCTACTTGTTGACTGTTACCTGCACGAATAGCATTTAAATATTCTTGTGTCTCTTTTAGATTTACAGAGTTAGGCATAAATCCAGTACCTAAGTTTATAGGATTACCTTTATTTTTTTCTTGTATATATCTTGTAAGTTCTGTTGGTCCATAAGCATCTCTTGCTTCTCTATATTTATCTCCTGCTTTATCACCAAGAACAGCATTTAATATTCCTTGTGTAACTGAACCGCCACCTTCACCTTTATCACCAATAAAAATTTCAGGTACTCCTGCAAGAGTTGCCAATGCAACTGTTCCAGGAACTGATTTACCTGTAGCTTGTGCTGCTACTACTGCTGATTTAAAACCTCTTGATACTGGTTGAAATAAACTGTCTAAACCTAACATACCAACTTGAAATGCTCTTTTAACAGGTCCCACTTGTGTAACAGGTTTAAGATTGTAAGTATTTTGTTTTGCTAATAGTTCTTGTGTTTTCAATGCAGTTTGAAATGCATTGCTATCTCCTGCACCAGTTCCTGCCATTGCTTGATATGCATTCATTCTGAATGGCACATTAGGATATGTATTACCTAATTCACTAAAGTTTCTAGCCATCTCTTGGCCTTTAGGTGTTTGTGCAATTCTTTGACCTTGTTTATAAGAATTAACTTTATTTAATGTCTCTGCTGCGATAGCTTCGGATATATGAGAAGCCGAAAAATTAAAAGGCGAGAACCTCATTAGAAAGTCTCTGTGTCAGCTTTTTGCTCAATTATTGGTTCTACTCTTGGTGCAGCATAAGCATCAGGAGTTAAGTACTCGGCAATTATAGGGTCATTAAATTGTTCCATTAATCCCATCCAATAACTTTCTACATCTAATTTAGGTTTTGCAGGTACATTTGCACCTGATGTTGCTAACCCTTGTGCTACATCTACACTTTGAAATCTAGTTGGTGCTCCTAATTTTATAGGCCTGCCCATAGTTGCAGCTACATTCTGTTGCACTGCTTCAGCTTCAGGTCCACTTGTCTCTGCACTTAAACCTGGTGTAAGTACTGTATTAATAAATTCACTTTGCCCTGTTGGGTCGCCTGATTTTCTAGGTACATACAAGTCTGCTGTTGCAGGGTCTATTTTTAAATCTTGTGCTTCTTCTGCTATTTTTTTACCTGCTGATTTACGAACCATACTTATCATCCTCTTCATTTAAAAATCCAGTAATACTAGATATAAATTGTAAAAAATCTTGCTTTTGTTGTTCATCTCTCATTGCCAAACTTATTTTTACAAATACTCCAGGCATTGGTCCAGGCATGTGATATTCATATACGACTGGAAAAAAATTTTCTTCTGTATCCATATCGAAGATTTCGGTTTCTCTTGCGTAATTGAAATCCCAATCTTCTTGGTTAATCATGTCAATAAAAGCTGCGTTTGTTTCAGCCATTGGGTCAAATTCGTTAGCCAACTTGTCCACCTCCTCGTTGAGCTGCTACTTGTGCTAAAACTTGTTGTAATCCTGGAGGAGGTCCTTGTGGTCCTTGTGGTCCTTGTGCAATGGCCTCTTCTTCAGGTGTCATTTCATCACCTTCAGGAGTATAGAACTTTTCTAAAATTTTATTAATGTTTTGAGGATTTTTCTTTATTTCAATAGCAGCCATAGTTGCTTTAGGATTACCTTGTGCAGCTTGTGCCATAAGACTTTCAAATAAAACATTCTCTGCTCTTTCAGAATTTATTCTATGTTGTATTTGAGATATGTTATCTAATCCATCCATATTCTCTTGTAGTGTTTGTGTATCGATAATACCTTGTTGCTTTAACTGCAATCCAGTAATAATCTTTTGTGGTTCATCGAACCCTGCCATAACACCATAAATTCTTCTTGTTTTATATTGTTCAGCAATATCAGAACTAGGTACATAAGTCTCTTTGAATGCTGTACCTTTACGATAACCTGCAATAGGTTTACGCATTTGAGGATACATTATTTCATCCCACTCTAATCTCTTAGTATCTATTTGTTCTAATGCATCTTTAAGAATTGTTTGATATTCTCTTACATGCAATGAAGCAGATTGACCTAATTCTTCTAGGCCTCTACCAGTTACAAATGCATTAGGGCTTTGACCATCATCAGATACAGGATACGCAGAACCTAATCTTAGATGTCTTTCTAGTCTATCTATCTGTTGGAACAACTGATAAGGTAGATTGTTTACTGGTTTCACTACTTGACTACCAGGAGTTAAATAGTTTACAGATAATCTTCCTTTCTTATATTGTCCACTTTCTATCTCACCGATGATGTTGGTTTCTGTAAACACAGCATCTTCCATTGCAATGACAGATAGAACATTTATCTTTGCCATATTAGCCATAAGTCCAATCACATGATGGAACTGGCCTTGCATTTGGTCGAATGCAAATCTCTTTGCAACGACAAATCTTGGTCCTGATTTAAGAGGGTTAGGAATAAAATCTAATATAACTTTGTTTTCAGGTAAGAAAATATAAGTACCTTCTTCATCGTAGTATTCTGCTACAACTTTACCTGTACCACTTTGGTTAGCCCAAGTCTTGTCATAACTAGACATATAAGCCATAGTGTTATATTCACTATCGACTTCATCCATAATCACATTTTTATATTTTGGATATGTTTTAGCTAATGTTGTATGTGGAACTCTTTGTACGACAGCTAGTTCTTTAGGTTGTTGGCCTTCACCAAAATATCCTGGATAACAAAGATAAGGGTCTTTGACTTCTGCATAAGGATAAGGAATACCATTGGCATCCTTTTTTTCTTTTAGTACCCATACAACAAAACCATATCCAGGCAACCATCTACCAACTTGTGGTAATTGTAAATCTACTTTTTGTAATTCATCATAAGCGTGTATTATTCTTTCTAATTTTTCTGCACGCTTTGTAGCTCTCTCGCTATCTTTATCATTGAAGATATCTACTTTTAAGTCAGGAGCTCTACCTAATTTTTGTGCAAATCTCTCCATTGCTGAATGCAATAAGTTAGGTGCAGGTATTTGTTGATAATCCATATCACGCATTGATTTACCTAACAATGCTTTTATACCATCGGCACCACCATTCATAATGGCTCTGATTTTATCTTTTTCGGCTACGACATCTGAATGCTGTTGTCTTAGTTCGTAAACCCTACTGTAAACTTCTTCTGCTGTTTTCATTATCTCCAACTGTCAATATCGATATTACTACCTTCATACCCACCAAAACTTGGTTCATATTCAAGTCCCATTGTAGCAAGTCTTTCCTTCTGTAGCCTACGAATAGTTTTCATAGGAAACCAACTTGCCATAACTAAGTCGGATTTTTGTCCTACACTTCTACTTTTGTTCTGTGCAGAACTAAAATAAACCAACTGACTTTTATATAAGTTTACCTTCTCTTGGGCTTCAAATCCAAGATATGGTAAAGAAATTAATTGGTCAGCAAACAATGGTCTCATCGCAGTAACTCCATAAATTGGGTCATGCTTGTTACTATATGTTTGAGTTCCTTCTAAAAATATACCATGCTTTCCTGCAAAATCTCGTATTGATTGGTCTTGTCTAATTGCTCTTTGAAAACCATTCTCTTCAATAACCCAGTGGGCCAAATTGTATTTAGTAAACCAAGTTTTCATAATTGATAATGCTTGTGGAATACCACCACCTAAAGAGTTTTCCATATCAATCATGTACATCTTGTTAGATGATTGGTCATAACCCCATAAGAATGCTGCTTGGTAGCCAGTTGATGCGGGGTCTAGTCCTGCAATTAGTCTAACTCCTGCAGGAATATGTCCGATATCTCTGCTTTGGTCTCTACATGCTTCTATCTCTACGCTATCAAATAAAGCCATACCATCAGGCATTGCTACATTAAGGTAAACCATTTCATAGATTGCTCTACCACCAGTAGTTTCAGCACCTGATTTTCTATCCATTAACCATTTGTAAGTTCTCTTTCCTGGCCATAACATACATTCAATATGCTTTTCATCATCCCAATCAGGTAAAGTACATCCAGTATCATGTGCTTCTTCCACTATGGTGTGCCAACTTTCGTTGTCTAGTAGGTGTGAATATAAATCATCGTAATGTTGCCTGGAACCAATAACAACCATAGCTGTATGTTCCTCTTTACGAGATGATAAAGTTGTTGTCCACCAACTTCTAGTGTTTTCTCTTGATGAAGGTTGCATAGTAGAGGAGTGGTCCTCTAAGTCATCTGCAATAATAATATCGCAATCTCGGGAAAGAATTTTTCCACCCCTACCAATACCAACCATGGTAGGAGACTTAATACCAGTAACAGTCCTGGTACCAACAGTAAAGCCATTCTGCGACCACGCTTTTCCTGCTCTGCTAGTTGGTTTAAAACTTTTTCCAGGTGGGCATAATTCTTCGATGAGTTTTTCATTGTTCTCTAACTGGTCTATTACTGAAGAAACTGCATTCTTTGAAATCTCTTCATTACCACCTACCCACAATATTCTAACATTAGGGTTCTTAATTATGAGCCATACAGCAAAATGAATTAGTAGGTCTGTCTTGCCATGTCGAGGTGGAGATAGTATCATCTGTTGATTTCCATGTTCAATAGCTTCTAAGATAGATTTAATCCAACGAATATGAAATTCAGGTGTCTCGTAAGGTTTACCTTGTTCTGTCTCAAAATATCTATCTCTAAAAATCTTAAAGTCAGCTAATGACTTCTCTGCTTTAGCAGGAAGTGTCCAATTCTCTGCTCTCTCTTTTGTCTCCATATCTTCTATCCAAGCGGCATAGGCATAAGACAAAGCAGCTTTTGAACATCCTAATAAATCTGCTGCATCTTGTTTTTTCAAATCACCTTTTAAAATTAATGGTCCTAAATCTTTAGCAACAAGTTTTTCATACACTTCACCTCTACGCTTTTGTACATTAGGTTCGGCAACAGGTTTACCATCATGTTCAGGTTCGTACACTGCACCTTTTTGTTGTGCTGCATATTTTTTATTGTGATAGGATTTAGAACATTTTGGTGAACAGAATTTACGAGCAGGAGGTTTTAAAACATTATGACAGGATTGTGCGTAACAAAGTTTAACTTTAGTCATTATATTTTTTTCCAACAAGTATTACACACACTATGGTCATCATCGTGTTCTGTTATTTCTTTAGAACAAAACATACAGTTACCTGAAAAAGGTTTTGCTACTACATTACCTTTAGTAATTTGTTTATCCCAGTAGTTGTCTAATCCTTCACTTAATTGGCTCATTTTTTATATCCTCCACACTGCTTGTTTAAACAAGTCGTTTTATCCCTTTCAATATCGTATATTAAGGGAATACCACATTTAGGGCATCTTATTTTTATCAAAATATCTTTATTGTTTTGTGGCCCAGGCGTTATCTACCCAATTAGGATATGGCCTACCTGCTGCACTTGCTCTTCTTTTAGCTTTTGCTTTTTGTTGAGGTGTTAGCTTTGTAGAATTTTTCTTAGGATTTTTTTTATCCCAAGGAGGCTTTGCATTTCTGCCACCCATTGTATCTCCTTACCACATTTTGCAAGACCAATATCTAGGAGTAGTTTTATCACTAGCTGTATCGCATTTGTGTCTAGCCCTAAATGATTTTCTTGCTTCGGGATTATCTTTTCTAATTTCCATGTTAGGGTCGCCAAACATTACCTTCTTAACTTTGTCGCCATCCTTAACATAGACCTTAAACTTTTTACGACCATGACCAGGTTCACCTTTTTGTATTCGTGAAGGTTTATCTAAAGTTACTTTTTTACCCTGGTACTCGGCCATTATTTTTTCTTTTTCTTAGCTG